CGCCCGAGCCGATTGACTCCCTTCCGGGACTTCAACAACGAGCACGTCCACACTTTCCTGTGCGGCTCGGACGGCGGAGGCAAGCAGCCGCGCCCTGGACACATCGTCGCTGTTCTTGCGCAATTGCTTAGCCTTGGTCGGCTTGGTCTTAATCAGTGCCAGCTCGTCCAGCTCAAGGTTCCAACGCTGCCCGTCATGCACCAAACGGCCGTAGGCGATGCCGAGGTTGCTTAGAGACGGGTCCAGCCCGGCGACCCGAATAGTTGGTCGGTTCATTACCATGCTCCTGCATTTTCATAGTTGTCGATAAGTGTAGTCACCGGTTCCGGTGGCGCCGGCGGGCCGAATTCGTGGTGAGCTAACTCGCCGAAGTAGTAGTCCCTGATCCGCTGGATACACACGTTCCCGCGGTTGTTGCGCTGCTCGGTGTACTTCGGAGCTGCGTTGCGCTGGATCACAAACTCCAGGTGAGTGGGTATTTCCTCGCCTGGCGGGGCAAAGGCGTCCGCTTGGTGTTTCGGCGCGTCGTCGGGCAGGCCCAGCATGACGATCATGCCCTTCTTCCCTTCGCGGACGTCCTTTACGATCAACTCCATCCAGACGCCGCTCTTGCGCGACTTGTACTGCCGGTCGCCCTTGGAGTCATAGACGGCGGTTAGGGCCTGGTCAGGCGCGAACGTGAGGATCAGTGGCGTGCCCTCCAGGCGCGCCGCGCGCAGAACGCGGTGGATACGGCCAAGCCGGGTGTCCAGATCGTTTACCACTGTCCACCTCCTTGGTAGGCACCGGAGAGTGCGAACGCCGGTGCGTCACCACGCAACTGTCCTTCGAGGCTGACCTGTTTAACTGGCGCGTCCTTCGCCGCTTTGTGCGCCAACATCAGGTTCACAATGGCGATCGTTAGCTCGGGCTGGTTGCTAAAGAGTGCGTCAATATCCGCCGGCGGGAGCCAGCCGCTTCCCACCCTTCCCGGCGTACTGCATTGCAGGAGCAAGTCGCCGGGCGGACGCCGGCCGAGTCTTCTAGCGTCCTCGTACTTTCTGAGCAGCTGGCTGATCTCGTAAGCGCTGACATCCCGAGGTCGCTCGATCCTGATGCCCTTAACCTGGTCGGTGTGCCGAGCAAAGGCGTCAATGTAGCCATCGTCGACGGTATCGGTGTCCGCGAAAGTGAACGTGAGCGGGTTGTCGGCTCCGCTGGTCTCACCGCGCAGGACCCATGCCGACAGATCCGCCAACGCCGCTATCGGATGGCTGTCGATCATCAACTGCGCGGCTTCCCGCTGGCCTGGATACATTTCCGACTTATGAAGCGTGACACCGCCCGGGGAGCCGTCCGCAGGGACGTCGAGGTAATGGCCGCGTTCGCTCTTATCTGCGGGCTGCGCTATGCCTGACCACCGGCGCCACGCTCGCGCATTGAGGTCCTGTCTCGGCCCCCATCTGGAATCCATCAAAGACATAGCGCGCTCCCTTCCAGGCGCGCCTTGCCGCCCTCTTTCACCATCATCACCGACTCCCGAACCCAATCGCTCAACTCGTTGTGGCTGACGATCAGCACGGTGCCCCGGTCCCGGGCCTTCGCCTCAAGCATCGTCATCATTCGCTCAAGGCCGGCGTCGTCCACCGCGTCGTCAATCTCGTCGGCCATGAACAGCTCAATAGGCTTGCTTGCCCGGCTGGCGACCAGGTCCTGCAGTGCCATAGCACAAGCGACGCGCACCTTCCGCTTCTCGCCACCGCTGAGCAGACCGAAGTCGTCGCCACCGGTGTCGCTGGACACCTTGATGCCGAAGTTCTCGCGGAACTCGCCCTTGCCGGTCTGCTTGAGCGTGGACCAGGAGGCGTGGAGGTTGCCGTCGGAGAGGATGGACAGGTAGTGGGCGGTGCGGTCGTTCAGGAACGGCGTGACGGTGTCCAAAATATGAGCGCGCACGCCGGCCGGGCCGAACACCTGAGCGGTCGCCTTGGCCACTGCCAGGTTGTTGATCAGCTCCTCGGCGTCCGCCACCGCTTTGTCCTTCGTCGCCTGAGCCTTCTCGATGCCCTCCTGGGCGTCTTTCAGCAAAGGCTGGTGAGGGTTGGAGTGATCGCGCAACGCACGGTAGGCGTCCACTGCGTTGCTCAGAGCCTGCTTGGCATCGTCGAGGGCCCGTTGCGCATCGTCGGAGGCGTCCAGCGCCGCCTGTACCTGTGCGCGCTTGCGCATCAAGTCAGACGTATCAGTCATCGACGCGGCGTAGTCGTCTCGCGCTTTCTGCGCGCTCTGAAACGCTCCTTTCGTGTCTTTGAATACCTTTTGACACTTCGCGACGTTGGACGCTTGCTGAGCAGCTTTAGCGAGCGCTGACTTGCGGGCATCATCAAGGTGGTCGTGATCGAAGGGCCGGCCGCAGGTGTCGCACGGGGTGCCCACCAGGTTGTCGACGTCCTTGCACGCCTGTTCCAGGCGCTCGTGGGTGCGGAAGGCCGTCTCCAGCTCGCGGTGTGCGGCGCCGTGGCTGATCTTGGCGTCATTCAGTGCATCATCCAGCGCCGCAAGCTGTCGCTTCTCGTCGTCCAGGCCCTGCAGCTTTCGATCAATCGCACCAATGGCGGCGCGCAGCTTGTCACCGGGGCGCTCTCGTGCGGCTTTCTCCCGTGCTACCGCCTCCTCGCGCAGCTTGAGAATCTTGCGGCTGTGATCACTCACGACCTGCTGCTGATCCAGCTCCCACTGCTTCGAGGCCGCCTCAATGCGCTGGTAGTTGTCCTCCGCGGTGCCGATGGCGTCGATCTTGGCCTGCACCTTGTCCTGAGCGCGCTCTGCTTCCCGACCGGCTTCCCGGGCCCGTTCTTGCGCGATCTTGTAGGCGCCACCCAGACGGTCGATGCCGGCGGCTTCCTCCACCAGGCCCTTGAGCGCCTTGTCGGTCATGTTCGGAAGGTCGGGCATCTTCTCCTGCCCGGCGTAGATGCTGCCGGTGAACACGTCGACGGAGCTGCCAATGATCTTCACCAGCGCCGCCTGGGTCAGCTTGTCGGTGCCGCCGGTCAGATTCTTGTTGCCACCGGTGACGTCGATCACCTCCAGGCGGTTCTTGCCCTTGCTGTGCTTGCGGTGGCGGGTCACTTCGTAGATATGCCCGTCGTCGTCCAGCGTCACCGATACGCGGCAGTTCTTGCCCTCGGCACGGTTGACGATCTTGTCACCCTTCTCGCCCCGGGCTGTCTCGCCGTAGAGCGCCCAGCAGACGGCGTCGAGCACCGTGGACTTGCCGGCGCCGTTGCTCTCCTGGCTGCTGTCGTCGCGGTTGTCACCCTGGATCAGCACAAGGCCCTTCTCGGCCAGGCTTATCTCGACGTGACCTACCGCCATGAAATTCTCAATGATGACGCGGCTCAGCTTCACTGCTCTACTCCTTCGTCGGCTTGTTTCAGTACATCCAGCGCTGCGGCTTCAACCGCCTTCTGGTCGACACCGGTGGCAGGGTTCGCGTCGATCCATTCCGCGATGGATTGCTCGATGCGGGCGCCGCTGGAAATGGTGGCCCCGGTGCGGGTCGCGACCTTGCTCGCCGGGGTGCTCGCGATCAGAACGCCCTTGGCGCCCATGTCGGTGAGCTCCTGGCGCGCTTTCTTGATGTCGGCTTCGGTGGCCTCGCCCACCTTGAGACGGACGTAGTTGCCCGGCGCCGCCTTGCGGATCTCGTCTTCGTCCAGCCCATTGAGGTCGACGAACGCCGGCGCTTTGCTTTCGTGGTGGATTACCTCGTCGCCTACGACGAGCGCGCCGGCGAGCGTGTCAGGGTCGGACCAGGTTTGGTGCGTGGTGGCGCCGACGCTGTAGACCTCACGACCCAGGTGCTTGGAGTCGTGGTAGTGGCCGGCGAACACGCGCCGGAAGCCCACGTCTGCCAGATCCAGGGGGCTAAGCCCGTGATCCGGGATGCCAAAGATCACGCCGTTGACCGGCGCGTGGATGATCGCGTCGTAGCGATCCGCCGGCGCTGAATCGTTCAGCTCCTCCCAGAAGCCCTTCATTTCAGCCAGCAGTGCGGAAGGCTGGGGCACCCAGGGAAACATCACGACCTTGTCGTCGTGGTAGACAGTGGGCTGGTGCGCCAGCTTCACGCCCACCCCTTCCAGGGCCGCGGTGGCGTTGGTCAGCCGGTCGGTGGTGTTGCTTTCGAGGTCGTGGTTGCCCGGAATCATGCGAATGGTCAGGCCCGCGTCGATCAGCTCGCGGAAGGTGTCGAGCGTGGGATTCAGCGCGGAAGGCGTGAGCCGGCCCCGGGTGTGGAACAGATCGCCGGCGTGGTACATGGTGGTGATGCCCGCCGCCAGGGCGTTGTGCCCATGCCGGCGTATCTCGTCGAGAATGATCATCAGGCGCTCATTGCGCCCTTCGGGGTCGGTGCCTGAAAACGCATTCCAATTATGCAAATGCGAGTCAGACAAAAGCAGGTACGGCATAGCGCGTCTCTCGTTGCTGTGTGCGTGATTAAGTATAGTCAGCACTTACTTTAGAGACGCGCTTGGAGAGTTGTATTTTAGCCGGGCCGCATCGCCAGCTCGATCACGCTGATCTGCTTGGCGTTCTTGAAGAAGCCGGTGCCATAGACGTTCTTGAGGGTGCGGCGCATGAACTCGGCCGCCTCCTTGCCCTTCAAACCCCGAGCCAACGCCATGTGGTTGCGCTCGGCATGGTCCCGCAGGGCCACTTCACGACCCACCGCGAAGCTCTGGCGCACCACCGCGAAGCGCAGCGGCTCCCCCTGCTTATCCACCAGCGCCACCCAGCCACCGGGCTGGCACCGGCCGGCCCAGGCCCCGTTCAGGCGCATGGTGTTCATAAGCCCATCGCGATCCAGGTGGTCAGTGACCGCGAAGTTGATCATCGGCACGAATTCCTTGCAGCTGACCGGCATGGCCGTCACGCCCTTGGCCTGCAGGCGTTTCATTGAGTTGAACGCCAGGCACCCGCCTGAGCCCTTGAGCCGCCGGCCGCAGCTATCGCAAAGGTTCTCCAGCTTCTCGTGGACCGCTTTGGTGTTGATCGAGTAGCCGGTGTCCGGGTCGAACTTGAGGTTTCGGTAATTCATAGGGCGCTCCCTGTCTGCGTTCTCATAGTGTAGTCACCCGGATACTGTGGTCTGGGCACAAAAAAGCCGGGCAGTGCCCGGCTTCGTTGCAGTACGGTGGCGCTATTTCGAGATATCGTAGAACGGCGTGACGCTCTGGCCGCTGCCGAAAATGATGATCGGCTTGGAGCCCTCGCGAATAGCCAACTCCTTCACGTCCAGCTCCAGTTTGCGCAGGACGTTCTCGGTCAGGGACTCATTCAGCTCGTCGTAAGCCAGTGCCTGCTGCCGGGAGATCTCCACCTCCTTCTCCCTGGCCTCCAGCTCCTTCGTCTTACCCACCGCGTTGCGAATGGACTGCTCGACGGAGGGGTCGGTGCGCAGATTGCGGATCACTACGCGGGTGACCTTGTAAACGCCCGGGTCGGAGGCGTCCAGGCGCTTCGCGGTGTAGTCACGAATGGCAGCCATCAGCTTCTCGCGGTTTTGGTGGACTGTTAGGCTGTCGTAGTCGGCCACCGCGTTGAAGATGGCTTCCTCGGCCAACGCCTTAACCAGTCGGTAGCCGGCGTAGCGCTGACGGGTCTCGGGGTCGCGTACAGAGGCGTTGGCATACTTCACCGACTGGTCCGCCACTGCGTCCGGGTCCACCTGGTACAGCAGGTCCACGTCCATGTCTTGCAGGCTCAGGTTGTCCTTGGCCTTGGGTCGAAGGTCGGTCAGCGGAACCGTGATTTCCTTGGTGGTGTAGACGTCCACGCTGGAGGTGAAGGCGGTGTAGAACCCCTGTGCTTCCTCGTCCAGGCTTACCTTTCCCGAGATAGCGCTGGTACGCACGCCGACTTCGCCGGTTTCGATACGGCCGCAGCCGGACAGAGAGATCGCCAGTGCGATCAAGACCATTGCCGTTCTTGCAGTAAAGCGCATTTCAAACTCCTTCCAGTTCCATGATAAAGATGACCAAAAACACCCCCAGGCCGGCGGCGAGAAGCGCCTTCTTGCCGATCCGGGACTTCACTTCGGAGAGCGCGGGGACGCCGTAAAGCACCCCCAGCAGCCCGCCACTTACCACCAGATAGAGCAGGACGATTCTCATTCGGCGTGCTCCGGGTACTCGTAATAGAACGCTTCGCCGGCGGTCACACCGTGGTCGAACTCCTCGCGCCAGGCCTCGGCGTCAGCGACGCTTTCGCCGTGCTTGCTGGCGAGCGCCTGCAGCTCCGCGTACCACTGCTCAAAATACATGCCCTACTCCGCGTCTTCTTCGCGTGCCATCGCCTTGAGCTTGTCGAGCAGCTTCGGCTCGGCAGCGCAGGCAGCGACCACTTGGTTGAAGGTGTAGTTCTTGCCGCCAATGTCGAAGCGGCCGTTGCCGGACTTGTTGATCAGGCCCTTGCGGTCCAGGTAGTCCAGCACCGTGCCGGCCTCGTCCACCATCGCACCGTGACCCTGAAACAGAACGCGCCACTCGGCCGTCTCGAAGGGTCGGCTGATCTTGTTCTTCACCAGCTTGGCCTTGACCTTATTGCCGAGGATCTTCTTCTCGGCGCCGCTCTTGCCGTTGTTGATTTCCTTCTTGCCCAGGCTGATGCGCGAGGAACAATAGAACTCAGCGGCGTTGCCACCGGGGGTGCAGTTGTGGACGATCACCCCGTTGTGTCTGCTGCCAACCATGTAGTTGTGGTTATCAGCCACGGTAATGTCGTATCGCGAGCGGTTCCGCTGCGCCGCCTTTTCGCCGAGCGAGCGAATTTCAATGATCTCCACCTCTTCAACCAAAGCCCGCTCTTCGGCTTGGAGCTCAAACTCGACATAGCGACCTCGAAGGTCGGCCGGCAGCTTACGATCCATGCAAGGCGGCACGTAGGTGCAGATCATTTCGGCGAGCTTACGACTGGATTCAACCGTAAACATCAGACTGCCCTCGCCGCGCCGAACACCGAAGTCCAGTCCCAAGTCGAACAGTCGATCAGCTATCCGAGTCAGGTCCGGAGACCGCGCGAATCGCTTGATGGATAGCGTGTAACGCTTATGCGCCTCGTCATAAAAGGCATCGTCCATAATCCAGATAGCAAGCATCATGGGGTCGAGCTCTTTAAGGGCCTGCAACGGGCAACGATTCCCCCGGAGCTCCTGGTTCACCATGGCAACATCCTCGTCGCCTCTGGTAGAGGACCAGTATTCGTACTCCTTGCCCTTTATCCGGGCGGTTCCTCGGCTGAATGAAAGGTATTTGCTCAGCTTACCCACCTTCCACCGCATGTACTCCGGGTCGTTGTTATCCTGAATCCTCAGCACAGCGCCATTTCGAGGCTTGTCGCTGCTCAATACATGAGCATCGCCGGACATTGCCGCTCGCAGAAAGGTCTCGAAGCTCCCGTTTAGACGCGAAATGCGCCGAGAGATCATCTTGTCGCCAACCGACAATGATGATGCAGGAACCCAATTACAGCCGGGCGTCAGCACCTTGTGATCAGGCGTCATGGTTAGCCCAGCGCGGCCGTTTTTTGTGTGCAGCGCGGCCGTCTCGACATGAATCCAGTCAGATATGTCGGAGATCTCACCGTTATCATGCCAGCCGGTGATCGGCTTCGCCTCGAACGACCCGGTTGATTCGTTGAACGACCACACTTCCTTCTCGATGCGACCTTCCACGATCTCTCGCATCGTCGCGTATGTGCCGTCCACGAACGGGACTTTCACATCGCCATGCAGGCAAGTCGGATCACCGAACATTACGCCGGGCTTCATGCGGATCTGGTTCAGCAGCAGAACCAGCATGTTGTTGTCCTCGGCGAACTGCGCGAGCATCGGGTAGCTCTGGCTGGTGCACTTCGCCAGGAGCAGGCTGTCGCGCATGTTGTAGTCGCCGACACCGCGACGATTACCCTTGGCGTCGTACAGCTTCTCGTGGGGTATCATCGACGCCACCGAGTCGAACACCCACACCAGCGGAGCCTCCTCGGGAATAAGAGACTTGCGGCGTACCGCTTCGCAGAACGCCACCGCCTTGTCGACGCTCTCCTCGAACGTCTGGGGGCGCTGGTAAAACCAGTTGCCCTTGCTGGCATCGACGTTCAGACCCAGGCTCTGAGCCAGGTCGGCCTTGAAGCTGCGCTCGTGGTCAGAGAACCCGGCGATACCGCCGGCCTGCTGGCACGCGGCCATGACCATGGTGGAAAGAAAGGTCTTGCCGCAGCTCGGCGGGCCGAAAATCTCGATCAACCGGCCCACCGGCATACCCAGGTCCACAGACCCGGAAATCGCCTCATTCAGCTCGGCCACACCGGTGTCGAGCCACATATTCACGTCTTGACGCTCGCTGTTCTCGCCGATCAGGCCGCTCAGCGCGTCGTAGGTTGCTTGGCTGGTCATGCTGCTTGTCTCTCTGCGGGTTCAAAGACGCTCCACTCCTGGATGCGCCCTGTGATGCTTGCGAATGCCAGGCGCGCGCACTCGTCGGCAAACTTGTTGAGGTCGTAGTACCCGGGCACTTTGACCAGCGCGTCACGGGCTGGGCGCGGCACATTGAGCAGGTCCATAAGGCGCACGTTGCGGTCGAACCGCTCGCGCAGCGGGCCCTCCGGGTCGCAGAACTCATTGAGCTTCTTGGAATAGCGGCTCATGCCCTCGGGGCAATTGGCCTTGCCCTTGTAGGGGCCGTGTTCTTCCCAATGGGCGTACAGTGCGTGCACGTCCTTGAAGTTGTTGAACAGCGCCAGACAGGCTTTCTCGCCCAGCCCGGGGATGCCGTCGATGCAGTCGGACGTGTCGCCCTGGATCGCTTTAGCCTGCAGGTACTGGTGGGCGTTGTTCGCGCCGGTGAACTCCACGAAGTTACGGTGATCCACCTGCCGGTCGTTGATAACGTCGATCCAGGTACACCGGGTGCTCACCAGCTGCAGCCAGTCCTTGTCAGAGCTGACCACGCCAACGTGCTGCCCGCGTGCCATGGCGTGCTTAACGAACAGACCGGCGATATCATCCGCCTCGTAGCCCAGTAGCTTTACCTGGGTGATGCCCAGCAGGAGCAGGAGCTTGTTGAGGGTCTTACGCTGCCGGTTGAAGGACTCGCGCATCTTCTGGCCCTCGGGGTCCTCTTTGCGCTTCTCCTTGTAGCCGGGGTGAATGTCGTACCGCCACTGCGCACGATCGTCCCACAGCATGAATAGGGGGGTGTTCGGGTATTTGTCGCGGAGCGTCTTGAGGCACCGCAACGTGTAGTAGATCGCCTGGGTTTCCTCGCCGCCGGCGGTGAGCGTCGGTGAACGCTGCGCGGCGTAGCCAATGTTCTGGCCGTCGATATAAAGGGCGTCCATGAGGTCTCCTTGAAGCCGAGGTAGGGCCCCTTGCGGGGCCCAAGCGATGGGATTAGAGGCCCTGGACCAGAGCGTCCAGATCGTCCTCGCTCATTTCCTCGCCTACGGAGTCGGCGGCACTGGCATCGGCTGCCGGGGCTTCCGCCTGGGCGGCCGGCTCGGCGTCGATGTACTCGCCCTCCTCAAAAGGGACGTCGTCATCGAAGTCGGTGGACGGCGACATGAGGCCGGCGCTCGCCGGGGCGCGAGTCACGCCCACCGCAGAGCCACCCGCCGGCAGCACACCAGCGACATTGGCCACAGCGGTCAAAGCCTTGGTGAGACCGGTTTCGTTTTCCTGGGCGACGTACTCGTCCAGGTCCGTGAGCTTGTCCAGCACTTCCTTCTTCACCGGCTCGTGCTTCGCTGCCGGCATGACGGTGTAGCGGGTGTCGTTACGGCCGGAACCGGTGCGCTCGATGATCAGGTCCGCGCCGTTGTTGATGTCGGTGATATCGCCGAATTCAGCAACGATGCCCAGAATCGCCTCGAAAGCCTGGGTGCCCAGCTCCAGCACCTGCGGCTCGTTCGGCTTGTCACCGGAGCGGATCAAAGCGTTGACCAGGTACTTCGGCGCGCCGCTCTTGGCTTCGTCCAGGGTCTTGATCTGGGCGTCGCTGTTGGCGCTTTTCACCGAGCTACGAATGGCGTCGCACACGTCGCACGGCTGGCCGAAGGTGTTCTCGGTGCAGATGTAGACGGCGCTGATTTCACCGGCTTCGTTCTTGATGAAGTGCTGACCGAAGTCGTGCCAGAAGGTCGGATCTTCACCGCCCGGGCGCCAGCTGGGCAGAATGCGAACGCGATGCTTGCCCTTGGTGATCTTCGCCGGGCGCTGACGGCCCTTGCGGGCGTCGATGTTCTTCTTCTTTTCCGCGATGATTTCCGCGAGTGATTTAGCCATGATATTGCTCCGTTGGTGGACTGATAGCTGTGGGCGTTTTGCCGGTTAAACCTCAGTCAGTGCTTACTTACCTATTGAGCGGCAGAATTACCGCGCAAAGTGCTGATGGCCAATCCCTTGGCCGTGTCCAGGCGTCCTTGCTGCTGGCTGATGCGAACATCGCCCAGCATTTCTTCCCGACGATCCTTGCCTACCTGCACCAGCATGTCCCTGCGCTGCTTGAGGGCTTCGAGAAGTTGGTTCGCATACGCAGCCTGTTGCTTCAACTCTGCGTATTTAAGTTTAGCGGTGACGACTGCTTTGTTACGCGCAATTGCCTTGTTGAGTGCGGCCTCGGTGACCTTCTCCCCGGCGGCTGCGGCGTCCTTGCGGAGCTCGGCGTCGGCCAGGCTTTCGCGCAGCTCGATTTCGTTCTTGGCCCGGTCGGCTTTCATCTGCAGGTTGGTCGCGACAGCCGCGTAGTGACCGTAGAGCGCTGCCTGCTCGATCATGGCCGCGTCGATGTTGTTGCGATCAACGCGGAGGTCGCGCTCGGCCTGGGACACGGAGATTGAGCCCAGCAGCGTGCGAGGCGCGGGCTGGTCCGCCGGTCCTTCCTCAGAGGCCGTGAGCGACTCGCCCTGGCCGAATGCCTCGATATCCGGCTTCGCTTGCTCGACTTGCTCAGCCGCTCCCTGTCTGGCCTGCTCCAGGGCTTCGCGCTCGTGCGCCTCGAAAGCCGCCTTCTTGGCCTCTGCGACGTCGCCCTCGACTCTCGCTGCGGCTGCTGCAACGTCCTCTTGAGGAGCGTCTTCCTTGTCGCTATCGTCCTTCATCGCCAGCTCGGCGGTGGCAGTCTCAAGGTCCGCCTCGTCCAGCTCGATATCCTCAGCGGCAGCAGCCGGCTCTGCAGGAGCTTCCGGCTCTGCGGCGGGTTCGGGTTCGGGTTCGGAACCTGTATCCAGCTCGGAACCCAGATTCAGCAGCTCGTCCAGGTCCTCGTCGGAGAGCGGGGCTGTAACAACGTCTTCGGTCATGGTGTACTCCTGTGCGTGTGCATAAGTATAGTGCTTAAAGTAAGTGACAACTGACTATCGGGGACAAAATTTTTAGCTTGCCTACGCCTCCAGCCCCACCAGCTCGGCGACCTGTTTCATCACGTCATCCAGATAGCGTTGCTTGGTTGAATCGAAGGCGACCTGCCCGGGGTTCAAGGCAAAGACGATGGTCGCGTCGAGGGCGGCGCTGTAATGGGACCGGCCAACCAGGTCAGCCCAGCCACCCTTCACATCGGGGCAGAAGTGGCGAATGGAGGCGCCGCCCATGCAGACGATGACCGGGGGTTTGAGCAGATCCACTTCGCGGTCGAGGAAGCCCGAGCACCCGTTAATGGCGGCGTTGCTGAGCTGGCCGGCGCCTTTGCCCTTGTACGCCTTCACCAGGGCGGTGTAGTAGCCGTCTGACGCTTTGAGCCCGGCGTTCGCGAGTGCCACCTTCACCGGGTCCGCGCCCTTGCCGTTGAGCATCTTGCCGCCCTGCTCGTCGGACCAGGTGGGGTTATCGAAGACCATCATAAAATGCGGCTTGCGGCCGTAGGACGGCAGGGGGTGGGTGTTGCCGGCGAACTCGCACGCCTCGCAGCCCTGCACCTCCTCCTGCATGGCGATCAACTCGCTTTTGACGTACTGCGCCAGCTCGATACGCCGGTCGGCGGTGACGTCCTGAACCATGATGCCGCCGAGCAGCGCCTTCTGGTTCTTGAGGCGATCCGGGTGTAGCGCCGGCAGCTGCTCAGACTCGACGCTGGCGAACACCCCCACGTCCTCCATGGCCTTCTGCACGCGGATGTTGACCACCCTGCGGGCGACGTGAGCCACGAACTCCGCCTGGCTGGTGAACTCCGCCCTACCCTCTTTCTCCATCAGCGCTTTGCGGGCCTTCTGGATCTCCTGGGCGCCCTTGCTGCTCACCCCCTTGATCGCCTGGAACGGCGCGTAGAGGATCGGCTTGTGGCGGCTGGCATCGTAGCCAGGCTCGAACCGGTCGGTGCTCGCGTTGATATCAGGCGGGACAATCATTACTCCGTTTTTCGCGGCGTCTTTCGCCAGCCCCGCGTGCTTCTCGTCACTGAGGATGGTCAGGGCTGCGGCGTAGAATGTCTCCGGGTGGTGCACTTTCAGCCACATGGTCCAGACGGAAATGATGGTGTAGGCCACCGAGTGCGACTTGTTGAAGCCATAGCCGGCGAACTTCTCGATCTGGTCGAACAGCGTGCCGGCGCTGACGTCGTCCATGCCCGCGGTGGCCTGGCACCCGTCGACGAACTTCTCCCGGAACTTGGCCATCTCCTCGGGTAGCTTTTTGCCCATCGCCTTACGGAGCTTGTCGGATTCGGCCATGGTGAAGCCCGCCAGGTCCCTGGCGATCTGCATGACCTGCTCCTGGTAGATGATGACCGACTGCGTCTCCTTGAGGGCTGGCTCCGTCAACGGGTGCGGGTATTCCGGGAGCCGCCCGCCCTGTCGGATCTGGACATAGGCGTCCATCAGCCCCGCGTCGATCGGACCCGGCCGGTACAGTGCAGTTGCGGCCGCAACGTCCTCGAAGGTCATCGACCCGCCCATCGCGATGGACTTGAGCAGCTTCTTCATGCCGCCGGACTCGAACTGGAACACCCCGGTGGTGTTGCCCTCCTCGAACCCCTTGATCACGGTGGGGTCGTTGAGGTCGATATCCGTGTACTCCACCGGCTTACCGGTGCGCTCCTCGATCATCGTCGAGGCCAGCTTGAGCATGTCCAGGTTGGACAGGCCGAGGATATCGAGCTTCACCAGGCCCCAGTCCTCGATCACGCGCTTATCCCAATTGCAGACCTTCTGCCCGCTGCGGTACTCCACCACGGCGCGCTCGGTGATCGGCTCGTTGGCCACCACGATACGGGCGGCGTGCTGCGCCAGGTTGCGGAAGGTGCCCTGCAGCCCGACGGCAATCTCGAAGGGCTTCTTGTGAGTGGTGGCGAACTTCTCGATATCCGGGACCTGCTCGACGGCCTCCTCCAGCTTGGCGCTGTTGCCGTGCACCTTGGGGATGTACTTGGAGCACTCGATATCCCGCTCGTTGAGGCCGAACACCTTGCCGGTTGAGCGCAGCGCCGATGCCGGCGCCAGGTTGTTGTAGTTGCTCACCGCCGCCACCCGGTCATCACCGAAGCGATCCTTCAAGTGGCTGATTACCTCGTCGCGCCGGCTGGACATGAAGTCGAGGTCAGCGTCGGGCAAGTCGATCCGCTCGGGGTTGATGAAGCGCTCGAAAATCAAGCCAAAGCGAATCGGGTCCACGTCAGTAATGTGGGTCAGAAAGCCCACCAGGGACCCGCCGACGGAACCCCGGCCCGGGCCCACCAGAATCCCGTTGGTCTTCGACCACCCGACGATGTACTCCACCAGCAGGAAGTAATTTTCAAAGCCCATGTTCTTGAGGACGCCCAGCTCGTACTTGAGGCGATCCATGTACTGCGGCAGCAGATCCTTGGGCGGCTGGTAGCCCAGCACGGGTCGCGTCAGACGGTCCTTGAAGCCCTTCCGGCACAACTCAACCAGCGCCTCATAGGGATCATCGGCCATATCGGGCAGGCAAGGCGGCAGCTTCGACCAGGCGTAGTCGAGCCGCGTCGCCAGGTCGATCGTGCGGGCGATGGCGTTGCGGGCGGCGGACATTACGTCGTCGACCCCCAGCCGGGTGAACATCGCGGCGATCTCGCGCACCCTCTCCTTCTGGTCGAGGACGTGCAGGTTGCGGACCACCGGCCGCTTGTAGAACGGGCTGTTCGCCTTGTCGTTGTTCATCACCGCGTTCATTACGTCGCGGGCCTCGTCGCAGCCCTTGCGATACCAGGCTGGGCGCGACACGATCACCGGCAAGCGCTCTCTCTGCGCGTATGCGTGCGCTTTAGCGTTGATCGCGTCGTGATATAGCGTATCGACGCAGGACAGCTCACAGAGCACGTTTGGTGCGCTGCCTACCGCTGCCCGTATCACCTTCATCACCTTGTCAGCGGTGTCATCCGGGAGCGAGAAAAGGCTGTACAGGTCGCCGGTGGTCAGGATCACGTTGCCACCCTTGAGGCATTCCATGAGCGTGCGGGCGTTCACCTGGGGGCCGACGTTCTCAATCTGGCGGTCGGCCCGGTGCCAGCCCTCCTGATTGCCGATCGAAAGCAGGCCCATAATGTCCTTGAGACCCTCGGCGTTCATCGCGTAAAGCGCCGGCATGAACATCCAGTTGGGCTTGGGCTTCTCGCCGCTGCGCTTGGACGGGGCGCGATAATCGGGGTCCTGGACCACACGCACCCGGGCGCCGATGCCGATATGAAGGTCGGTGCCAGCCTCATTGAACGCCGGCACCAAGGCGTTAATACCGCCGTTGTCGGCGATCAGCAGGTGGCGGTAGCCGGCTTCCTTCGCGTCGGCCACCAGGTCCTTCACCTTGTAGATGGAATCGCCCGCGCTGAAATCCGTGCGGGCGCCTACGAGTACGCTCATTGAACATTCCTCACGATGTGGCCACCGTCTTCCCGTGCGGCGCCGGAGCCCAGCAGGAGCGCGGTGACGTTGGAGACGTTGGTGCTGGTTGAGCGCGGGTTCCAGGTCGAGAATTCCTCAGCAAACCGCCGCGCCAGCTCTTTGCGAGTGAAGCCGCCGGCGATCAGCATGTCGCAGGCTACCTCCATGTATTTCGGCTGCAGGCCCCGGAACGGGTTCTGACCGGCGGCCAGGGATTCGTGCAGGTCAATCTTGAGCTGGGTCAGCCGCTGGCTCATGGCCCGGGCCTTTACCGGCAGGCCCTCGGCCCAGGCCGGCACACGCTCGCTCTGGACGTTCCAGGTGGGGCGCAGCATCGTGCGCTGGGTGCCGCCGTGATCGCGAATCACCCCCTGGTAGAACCGGCGTTGGCGAGCGATCAGCGCGCGCATGTCCAGCTTCTCGCTGAGGCGCTCCGTGCGCTTTGCCGCTGCGTCCTGGCAGCTTCCGAAGTGGGGGCAGGACTGGCAGGCCACACAGGCGCCGTCATAGGCCATGGGCGAGCCGAAGCAGCCAATATCAGTTGCTGTTTGCACGGTACAACTCCTTCCGGGCAGCGGTT